TCATGAGCCTCGGGGGCTGGGCCGGGTCCGGCAAGACCACCCTCGTCAAGGCCCTCGAAGCCGCCCTCGACGTCGAGGCCGTCTTCGGCACGCCCACCCACAAGGCCGCACACGTCCTGCGCAAGAAACTCCCGCCCGACCAGGCCGCACGGGTGCGCACCTACCACTCCATGGTCTACCGCATGCACGCCGTCTACCACTGCGAGATCACCGGCAACACGGTCCGCCGCATCGTGGAGAGCTGCACATGCAAGCAGGCCGACGCATGCGAGTGCCCCGCACGCTTCGACCCCTGTACGGCACCGGCCACCCACACCTGCCGCATACGCGAGGAACTCACCCCCGAGCGCCGCGAAGTCCTCGGCGGCCACCGCGACCTCGTCATCATCGACGAATCCTCCATGCTCAGCCCCGAACAGGTCGAGGACATCCGCTACTTCGGCGTCCCCATCCTCCTCGTCGGCGACCACGGCCAGCTCCCGCCCGTCAAGGCCGAGATGAACCGCTGGACCCGCAACCCCGACGTCGAACTCACCCAGATCCACCGCCAGGGCGCCGACTCCGGCATCCTCCAGGCCGCCCACGACGTCCGCCGCCACGGCTACATGCGCCAGAACCGTTACGGCACCGGCGACGCCGTCCGCATGCCCTTCACCGACCCCCAGGTCGAAGGCGTCTTCGACCGCTTCACCCCCGGCCCCGACAAGCTGATCGTCGCCGCCACCAACGCCATCCGCGCCGACTTCAACTCCGTCTGGCACGGCGAAGGACCCGTCCGCGCAGGAGACCGCGTCGTCGCCCTCGGAGGCCGCACCTACGACGCCCCCCGCGTCCACATGGAAGACAACAGCCACGCCTTCCACACCACATCCGACTTCCTCGCCGTCCACAACGGCATGACCGGCACCGTCCGGACGGTCCTCGACAACGGCGGCCCCACCCTCGACATGGTCGTCCAGCTCGACGACCACCTCCTCGCCACCCCCGAACAGCCCGTCTGCCTCCTCATCGGAGGCGTCGCCCGCGCCCAGTTCGGCGCCGACCGAGACCTCCCCTTTAATTCCCCCCAGCGGCCCAAGGGATCCCGGCTGTGGGACTACGCCTACGCACTCACCGCACACAAGGCGCAGGGCTCCGAGTTCGACCAGGTCATCGTCATCGACAGTAGCCCCCAGTCATACGCACAGTGGCTGTACACCTCCATCACGCGAGCCAGGAAGGGCGCCCTCGTCCTGGCGTTCCGCAAATAGCCTCTTACCAGTTGAATCAAGCCAAGGCCCTCCGTAGACTCCGGTTACACGATCGAGTTACCCGGAGGGCAAAATGTCGCACCCTCGACAGGTCAGAGAACAGGCGATAGGGCCATTCGAATACGAAGAGGCCACAGAGTGCATCAACCGATTCGCTGCCGCCCTGACAAACCTCGGCCTTAACGATCGATTCGCCGTCTCATGGAATCCCCGCCGCATCGCGGGCGGAAAGCGGCAAAGGCTCGAAGAAAGCAGCTCAGGCGCTCTCTACTACGTCATCCTCCTGGACCGGCGCCCGGACGAGCCATGCCCTCAAGGACTGTCCGTCCTCCAGATCAAGCGTGCCGAGCTCGAAGGTCACAAGAAGAAGCCGCAGATCAAGCAGTACGAAGCCTTCGGCGAAACCAAGAACCTCAACCAGTGGGCCAAGGCCGTCGGAGTCGCCTGGCACACGCTCAAGGCCCGCATCGACACGGGCATGACCATGGAGGAAGCGCTCACACAAATCGCCTTGAGAAAAGCAGAAGCAGCATAAGCGCTTCCATGCACCCACGGTGCCGGGAGCGCTTTCCGGCACCAAAGGGCACACATGGAATTCATCAACGGACTCACTCCGAAGCAGCACGAAGAACTCTCCAAGCCGCTCGACCTCAGATCAATTCGTGAGCACACCAGAACACGGAAAGACAACCAGCGGAACCTCCGGCACGAGTACGTACGGCTCCGGCTCAACGAGATCTTCGGACACACCGGATGGAGTGAACAGAGCCTGGAACTCGTAGAGATCGAGAAGAGCGTCGACAAGGAGGGGTGGTGGACCTACGCCTACCGGGCCCGCCAACGCCTCATCATCCACCGGCCGGATGGCGACCGAACCTACGACGGCGCGGGAGCGTGGGGCACACGCGCCTCGTTCGTCAACAAGCTCGAAAAGTGGGAGGTGTGCAGCGACGCCATGAACGGCGCCCAGTCCATCGCCCTCTGCCGAGCCACTAAATCGCTCGGGACACAGTTCGGTCTCGCTCTCTACGCCGACGACCCCGAAGCCTTCCCCGCACGACACTCTTTGCCGTACGAGGAATACCTCCACCAGCACAGCGACAACATCGAGCAGCCGGAGCTGCCCGAGGAAGACGACACGTGACCGACAGCGACAAAGACACACCCGGCCAAGTCGAGTGGATCACCCTCTGGGACCGCACCGACAACACCCCGCTCCTCGACCGACGCGGCTTCCTCGCCTGCCTCGTCATCGCAGGCATCGGTGTCGCCGGATGGATCCTCACCGAGATCCTCACCGCCTGAGCCATAAAGCAGCCGCCGCGCCCGGTCAACGGCGCGACCCGACACCGAAAGGACAAGACACCGTGATCAGACCGAATCTGCCCTACCGAAAAGAACTCCGCGTCCTGGGACCGGCCGAACACCTGGGATACCGGCACATCGTCGCCCACCTGGCCGACGGCGGCGCCACTCGCGAAGCCATCGTCGCCGCCTGCGCCGAAGCCGCCGACGACAACGCCCCCAAGGACGCCCTCTGCAAGAGGGACGGACGCTGGATGCTGCGCAGCGAGGTCACCAGAAGCGACCGTGAACGCCTCGACAGCTACACCAGGGCCCTCGTCCACTACGAGGACCAGGTCCGGCAGGCACAGAAGACCCTCAGGTGAAGCGTCTGCTGAGGCGCTTCCCCTGGAGCACCCTCTACACCGCCCTGCTGGTCCTCGCCGAGGCCGCCGTGATACAGGCACTGATACTGCCCTACCCCTCACAGCGGGAGGACTGGCTCATCGGCACCCTCCTGATCGCACCCGTCACCGCACTCGGCCTGATTCTGGCGGTCATGCTCCCCCTGCGCCTCGCCGCCGGGTTCGTTGCATTCATCCGGCGGCGTCTGGAGCATGACTGACTCACCACACCGTGAAGTATCGTCGGGGCTGGCCGAAAACGGACGGCCCCGGCGACCCGTCTATCCGCATGGAAGCCGCACATGAAGCGCAACGAACTTGAGCGCCAGGTCCGCAAGATCATGACCGGCTGCGAAGGCTGCGATACCGAAGACCCTTGCGTCTACTGCATGGCGGGCGGCGCCGCCCTGGACGACGCCGTCCGCGACGTGATGAACGCCTTCGACCGTCATCTCGACACCGTCCTCTCCGACCTCAGCGGCGCATACGAAGGTCTGTGGACCGCGTGGGAGGTCGCCGACTACCTCGGCGCCGAGGACGACAACAGCGCCCGCGCCCGGCTGTCCAGGGCCGGGATCCGCTCCGTCAGAACCATGGCGCACCCCACCACCAAGCGCCCCATGGCTCTGTACCTGATCTCCGAGGTGCGCGCCAAGCTCACACCCCGAAAGGCAGTCACCAGATGAGCAAGACCTACGTCGTCCTGAGGCCCCAAACACCGGGAAACACCACCAGCAAGCACCTGGTCGTCGATACTGACGAGTACGTCGATGTCTCCCGCCACGGCAAGGAGGCGTACGACAACGTCACCGAGCACGACGACTACGACAGCGCCAGCGCCGACCGCGACAAGTTCAACAAGGAGCCCCAGCCGTGCACACCCACCTCGACCCCGGAACCCAGCCAGGAGATACCCCCACAGCAGAAGCCTCAGGTGCTGTGGAAGAAGCCGACAGCTTCCCCGAGCACAGCAAGATGACCTATGAGGTCGAGGCATCCATCCAGACCATCGGCAACTTCCTGGAGTGCGTCGGTGAGAAGGGCTGGTTCCTCACCGAAGGCGCCAACGACGGCAGCACCTGGAACGTCCCCTGGGATGACGTCCAGAAAGCCATGGCCGAGTTCCACGGCATCGACTACGCGGCCTACCTCGCAGAGAAGGAAAAGGCACTGGAGATGTATCGCCAGTCATGAGCGCCCACGACCGCGACGCCTTCATCACCGCCTACGTCGCCCACTACGGCGGCACCACCGTGCAGGCCGACCAGATCCTGCGCGGCGTCGAGACCGCATACGCCGAGAAGCAGAACGCAGAGCTGCACAAAGCCCTGGACGACGCCGACGCCGAGCGGGTCAAGGCCGAATCCGAGACCAGAGCGCGGCTGAAGCGGGCCCTGCGCGCCTACCGTATGTGCTTCCAGCGCTCCCAAGCCCGAGGCTGGGCCGCCGACCGGGCCAGTGCCCGCCTGGACAGCGTGATGAAGGCGAACCAGGAGCTGCTCTTCGACAACCTCGGACGCCAGATCGACAACCAGCGCTTGCAGTCCTGGATCGAACGCATCCCCCAGGAACACATGCGCTTCGGCGTCATCGGCCAGGACGGCGAGGCCGAACTCCTGCCGTGCACCGACTGGTGCATCGCCTGCAAGCTCGACCGGCTCAGCCAACTGGACCAGGCGGACCAGGGTTCCCCGCCCGCCTGACGCAACACCCGACACCGAAACCGAGAGGACGACATGAGAATCAGCCTCGCACTGACCGTGGCCGTTGCCGCGCCTGTGCTCATGCTGACCGCGTGCGCGGCCGACAGCGCCGAGCCCGTACGCGGCACCGTCATCGACAAGGAACACGAACCCGCGAAGTACGACAGACGCACCGTGGACGTGACGAAAGAGCGCTGCACGCGGAACAAGAAGGGCGTCCGGTCCTGCACCAGCGTGAAGGTCGGCACGAAGAAGGTGCGGTCCCTGGTGAAGGCCGAGTGCTACGAACTCGACATCCTCACCAAGGACGACGGCGTGGTCCAGATCTGCGACGAGGACGCCTACAAGGCTCTGGACGTCAAGGACCGCTACAGCTCCAAGCAGGACTACACCAAGGCGGCCCGATGACCCGCCTGCCGCGCTACATGGGCTCCGCAGAGAGGGAGGTCTACCTCAAGCTGCTTCGGAGCCCGAACCGGGAATGGCGCAGAGGGCAGCGGGCGCTCTACGAGAACGGCGGCTTTACGGAAGAACTTCTCCAGCGTCTGGTGCTGAGGAAGTTCGTCGAGGAGACCATGGACGGCGACTGCCCCGTCTACCGCGCCACGCGTAAGGCGCCTCCGCAATTCTGACCCCCTGACCAGCGTCTGTGCCGGTGGTGTGCGGGTAATCTGCACACCACCGGCAGCCGGTTAAACACCAAGAAGGGCACCAGGATGAGCAACGAACACGTCCGCTACGTCAACCTCGATGATGTCGACGACTACATCGCCAACACCAAGCCCGCCTGGGTCGAGTGCCGTTCGGACAAGCACAACATGGCCGACCATGACGTGAAGACCAACGAGGACGGCTGCTGGATCGTCATCCGCCGCTGCCGCCGCTGCTACACCAAGCGGCACGAGACGATCGACCGGCAGGGCATCGTGCTCAACGTCGAGTACGAATACCCCGAGGGCTACTGCATGCCCAAGGGCAGCGGCCGGGTCTCCGCCGAGGGCCGGGGCGCCTTCCGTCTGGCGCGGATCCAGAACTTCCACAAGAAGAAGGTTGACAAGATCGAGGGACGGGCGCACTGATGGCCCGCAAACTCGTCCAGCTAGCCGCACTCACCTGCGATGAGTGCGACAAGCACGGCATCCCTGACGTGGACGCCGACACGACACACACCATCTCCATCGACGGTGGTCCTCCCAAGCGGTTCGACTTCTGCCCGCGCTCCGAAAAGGCCATTCAGTTCGTGTTGGACCTGTACGAGACGCACGGCGTGGAGGTGCCCACCGACCCGGACCCGAAGCCCGCGAAGAAGCGCCGCTCCAAGGCCGTGGCGAAGAAGGAAGGAGCCAAAGCGCTGCCGCAGGAGTCGGTGCAGAAGGCTTCCGAAGAACCCACTGAAGCCGAGCCCCCCAAGGAGGAGCTTCGTCTCTGGTGCCCTCGTGAGCATGCGTCGCAGAGGGGAGCGGGGATGTGGATGAAGTACAGGGACCGCAACTCCCACGCAGAGATACTGCATAAGGGCGCACGGATCTGGGAGATCGAGTGGGAGGACCGTCATGGAGTGCTGACTCATCCCTGCACGGCGCACGCCGAGTGCATGAATGTGTCCCTCGCGTTCGCCTCGGCTCAGGGTGTCGCCCAGCACATAAAGGCCTGCCCCCTGCCCCGCATCGATGTCCCGCCCACAGATGAGGCAAGACCGTGAACGACCTGGACGACCCTGGGGCCAGACCCGGCCACGGGCCGCTGCCGGTGGAGGTGAGCGCGCACGAGATCGACGACATCCTGGAGGATCTTCCGGGCGGTCAGAGTGTGAGCGCGGCGACCCGGCGGCTCCTTCAGAGCCTGCATGACGCAAGACGGCGGGGAGCGGTTGTGCTCCCCGCCCCGCGTCCGGCGCAGGACGACATCATCTACGCTCCGCCGGTTCCCGTCAGGCAGGCGCCTGGCCGGGAACCGCAGCGTTTTCTGGCTGTCTGCACACAGGATCTCGTGGGCAGTGTGGGTGTCGGTGTGGTGGCCGAAGGCTGCCAGTTCTCCGACGGCTCCGTTGTCTGGCGCAGGCTGTGGATGCCGGGCTGGGAGTTCTATGAGGCTCCCGGCGTGGATCCCTTCGTGCGGGCCCATCAGCATCAGTGCGTGCTTGAGGTGGTCCACGTCGATGAGCCGTGAACCGTCCTGACGCTGTAGACGTACTTCTCTACAAGGAACACCCGACATGGAAAACGAAACGACAGTTGAGCCGGCAGATCGGCCGGAAGACCCCGAAGAAGACACGCTACAATCTTCAAGTGACGTGGACATGCTTGTCCGCGTCAGGGACCTGCTCAGCGAGATGCCATGACCACGAAGCCGATCGTCATCGTCACCGGGTGGCGCCACCATGGCCATCCGGTCATCGTCTGGGCGCAGCTCGACCGCTGCTTCCACCAGCTCGGCCCCTTCGCCCTCTTTCACGGCTGCTGCACCTACAAGAGGACCGGCGAACTGATCGGCGTCGACCGGTACGCCGACGACTGGGGCAGGGCTCAGCGCGGCGTCGATGTGACGCCGTTCCCCGCCGACTGGGACGGGCTCGGCGACGAGGCCGGATCGGTCCGCAACCAGCAGATGGTCGACATCGCCCTCGGCCTGGCCCCACCGGAACGCATTTTCGGCCTCGCCTTCCCAGGACCCCGGTCGCGAGGCACCTACAACTGCATTAAGTGCATGAAGCAGGCAAATATCGAGGTCGACACCTGGGGCCCCCGTCGAACTCGCGAGTGGCTGGAAGCCCTCTCTACCGGCTGACAGCAGAAGCCCGGCCCACCGACCGGGAAACGGATATATGCGATGACGCTCGGTGATACTGCGAACGACGCAGCGAATTTCAGCCCCCCGATGAGCGCATATCAGCTCATCGGGGGGTCACCACCCCCCTGACCAGGGATGATTCAAGTCACATACGGTATTTCTACGCATTACTCTGTTACCCTTCTCCGCGAGACCGCCACGACACGGCCCGCACAGGGCGAAGCAGGATTACCTGAAATCGACGACGATAAAGGTTTGAATCCGGTGTGAGTCCGACACGGAAACATGAAGGAGAAGCTGGTGCCACAAGAATACGTCGTGGAAGACACTCTGGGACCTGTGGTGCTCTATGGAGAGATCATTTCCCAGATCCGCCACCAGAACGGTGTCCCCGGCGCACCCATGCGTGAGCGCTGGACGGACATGACGCTGTACCGCGTCCTCGACCCGAACAGCAAGTACCGCTACGCCGTCCATGTGGTGGGGCGCAGCATCGTCTACCACCGCAACGACACCCCGTGCGCCGAGCGCAAGGTTTCCCGCTGGCTGCGGGACACGGTGAAGAACATCAGCCTTCAGGACCCCGAGCGCTACAAGGACCTTGTTCCCTGCCGCACGTACGGGTGCAGGCCCGGCGAGCTGGAGAACCTGCCCGACGAGACGGTGGTCGCAGTGGAGACCGATGACCACAAGCTCCTCATTGCACCTGCGGCAAAGCTCATCGTGCGGTCCTTCTACACGGAGTACGGCAAGATCGGTTCCCTCGCGGCCGACCTCATCAGGGATGCGGCGTCCAAGGACCAGCACATCCGCAAGGCGCTGAGCGTGCCCAGAAGGCTGGGCTCGTGACCCGTTGACTCTCCTGACCGTCTCCCTGGGGTTGACAGCCGAAAACTTACATGAGATAATCCTTGCGGCGTCAACCTAGCTCGTCTTAACGTGCTGCCCTCAGTGAACATGAGGAGACAGCACACGTGACGCCATCGCCGCTCGCCGACGTACAGCTCCATCTGGTGGAGTCTGTCAGCGACGCAGCCGCCTTCAAGGCCTGGCTCGGCGAACGACGCGACGGCATCCTCGGCCTCGACACCGAAACCGGGGGACTCAGCCCCTACCGCGACGCCCTGCGCACCATCCAGTTCGGTGACAAGCGGCAGGGCTGGGTCATCCCCTGGCAGCAGTGGGGCGGTGTCGCCCTCGAAGCCTTCAGCGAGTACACCGGCAACTACGCCGTCCACAACAGCCCGTTCGACTGGCAGTTCATCGCCGAACACACCGGCGTTGAACTGCCCTGGGAACGGATCGACGACACCCTCACCCTCGCCCGCTGCGAAATCCCGTCCCCCGTCAGGGACAACCGCCTGAAGTCGCTGGTCAAGAAGCACATCGACCCCACCGCCGCCGACGGACAGCGCGAACTCAGCGACGGCATGAGCGCCAACGGCTGGAACTGGGGCACCGTCCCCATCGACTACCCGCCGTACTGGATCTACGCCGCCGTCGACCCCGTCGAGACCGCGCACCTGGAGAGCTACCTCAGCCCCCGCATCGCGGCCACCTGCCCCGAGGCATACAGCCTTGAGCGCGCGGCGAACCGCATCTGCACCCTGATGATGCGCTCCGGCATGCTCCTCGACGTCCCCTACGTCGAGAAGTCCATCGCCGACTTCGACACCAAGAGCACACAGATCCGCGCCTGGCTGAAGTCCGCCCACAAGATCACCAGCCCCAAGTCCTCCGGCCAGATAGCCAGAGCCGTCGAGGCGTGCGGACAGAAGATCCTCTTCCACACCGACCGAGGCGCCCCCCAGTTCGACAAGGACGCCCTGAAGTTCTACGCCGACCACGGCGAGAACACCGCCGTCCGCCAACTCGCCCAGTACATCCGCGCCGTCCGCCACATCGAGGACATCCGCGACCGCTACTCGGCGAAGTTCCTCGAACTGCGCGACGCCAACGACATCATCCACTGCAACGTCAACGTCATGGGCGCCCGCACCGGCCGGATGAGCGTCTCCGACCCGGCCCTCCAGCAGCTCCCGCGCGACGACAAGGTCATCCGGGGCAGCTTCATCCCCCGCCCCGGACACGTTTTCATCTCCTGCGACCTCGACCAGGTCGAAGCCCGCCTCCTGGCCCACCTCTCCCAGGACCCCGGCCTCATCGCCGCCTTCGCCGAAGCAGACACCACCGGCCCCGACTTCTTCACCGTCGTCGCCCGCGCCCTCTACGGCGACGACACCCTCATCAAGGACGACCCCCGGCGCCAGCTGACGAAGAACTCCGTCTACGCCAAGGCATACGGCGGCGGCCGGGAGAAGATCGCCATGACCTCCGGCGCCTCCGTCGAGCACGTCGCCTACTTCGAGGAGATGTTCAACTCCCGCTTCCCCGGCATGAAGCGGCTGATGAACCTCCTCGAACACCAGGCCAAACGCGGCGACGGACCCGAAGGACGCGGAGGAGTACGCCTGAAGGACGGACGCTTCCTGCCCTGCGACAAGGGCAAGGAGTACGCCAGCCTCAACTACCAGATCCAGGGCGAAGCCGCCTGCTACTTCAAAGGCACCCTCGCCAACATGGACGCCGCCGGACTCACCGGCATGCTGCGCCTGGTCGTCCACGACGAAGCCATCCTCGAAGTCCCCGCCGACCAGGCGGAAGAGGTCCTGCACATCGTCGAGGACTGCATGACCGACCGGCAGAACTTCCTTGTCCCCCTGACCGCAGGCGGAAAGATCCTCACCGAGAGGTGGATCAAGACATGAGTGAAGCCCCCTCCTACCTGTCGCCCAGCACACGCAAGGCCACGATCCTGTGGCCACCCAACGCGCAGGCACTTCTGCACGAAGCGGTCCACGGGCCCGCCGCAGGCAGACGCGAGCGCGCGCTCATGAGACTGCTGGCCTGGTACACGCGGGAGATGAGCGACCCCTCGTCCTCACGGTGGATCACGGTGAGTCCCCTGTGATCCGCGCCCACATCGCCCACCGTTTCCTGGCCGACGTCCTCGACGTCTACATCGTCGACCACCTCGAAGGACGCCAGCGTCTGCTCACGGCCGACGACGGCCGGTTGCACTGGCGCGAGTGGCAGGACGACGGCACCACGGCCGAGGAACAACCGACTCTCCGGCTTCCCGGCGACAGCGGCCGGGCCCTGCTCGACGCACTCGTCCACCACTACCAAGGCGCCGAGGACACCCGCGCACTGCGCAGGGACTACGACAACGAACGCAAACGCGTCGACGAGCTGACGCAGGTCATCGCAGACGTCACGCGCACCCTGGCTCACGGAGGCCCCCATGGCTGAGATCCCGCTCGAATGGCTCCATGACACCGTCTACGGACGGAAGGAGGTCGCCGAGATCTTCCACGTGGACGTTGCGACCGTGACCAAGTGGGCCCAGAGGGGCATCATCGGCTTCTACCGGACTCCCGGCCACATGCGCGTCTACCCGGAGTGCGAGGTCAGGCGTGTCGCCAACGGCGTCCCGGCGCCGCCGCTGGTCAAGGAACTCGCGGACGCCGACAACGCCAGGTACCACGGGATGTGGTCCGAAGGCTGGCGCAAGAACCAGTTCGTCGCAGCTGCCCACGCGGCCAAGAAGGCGAAGGAGGCCGGGGACGGAGAGGCGGACACCGCATGACTGCGGACCACCCCTCGTTCCTGATGTGGCTCGACCCAGGCAAGACCACGGGGCTTGCCTGGTACGACATCGAGGCCGACCAGTTCTTCTCCGGACAGTACGACGAGCACGATCTCATCGGCGTCGTGGAGCTGCTGGCCGATATCTACGGACACCGGATGGCGGTCGGCTGGGAGCTGTACATCCAGACGCCCCGTTCGAAGGGGACCGCCAAGTACAGCCTGGGAGAGATCGCCAAGGTCAAGGCGGCGTGCGAGGAACGGGGGATCGAGATCCTCAAGGGCCAGCCGTCGTCCGCCCGCAATCTCCAAAGCACCGTCATCTTCCTTCGACGGCTGGGCTGGTACGCGGCGGGCAAGCGCCACGCGAACGACGCGGCGTGTCATCTGTTCCGGTACCTGATCAAGCAGCACCCGATCCCGCAAAACATCTGCAAGAGACTTCCCGCAGGGTACTGAACAGATGCTACGATCGCCGCCTGAACCACTCATAGGTTCGAAGCGGCACGTCATACGGCGGAGGATGTATGCCGGTCGCTGAAATCGTAGACGGACGCATCACCGTCCGAACGCAGTACCACGAACGCCATCTCGTACAGCAAGTACCCGGCGCCAGGTACGAGAAGAACGCCGGGTACTGGACCGCCCCACTTTCGTGGGCCACATGCATAGCTCTCCGAGGCATCTTCGGCAGCGACCTTTCCACGGGCGTACTGCTGACCGAATGGTCCTGGGAGATCTACAACAACCGGATCAAACCGGTCACGGACCTGAGGAACGCCATGGAGTTGTCCCCGGACGACCCCATAGCACAGATCATCGACATCGTAGAGAAACGCCAGGAGGGGATGCATGAAGCTGCTTGAGTTTCAGCGCTCCGGCGTGGCGTTCCTCGTACGCAACCGCACCGCACTGCTCGCCGATCCACCGGGACTGGGCAAAACAGCACAGCTGATCCGCACTCTTCAAGTCCTCGCCGAAATGGGACAGAACCCCTTCCCGGCCCTTGTAGTGTGTCCGAACTCCCTGAAGGTGTCAACCTGGAGTTTCGAACTCGCGCAGTGGGCGCCCGAACTCACCGTCCAGGTCATCGACGGCGGAGCCGCCACACGCCGTAAGCAACTCGCCACCGAGGCAAGCGTCTACGTCGTGAACTGGGAAGCACTGCGCCTTCACTCCCGCATCGCCGGATACGGCACCATCTCCCTCAGCGAGAAGGACAAAACACCCAAAGAGCTGAACGAGATCGGGTTCCGCACCGTCATCGCCGACGAAGCCCACAAGGCCAAGGACGCCAAGGCCACACAGACCCGCGCCCTGTGGGCCCTCCTCCACGAAGCCGAATTCCGCTACCTCGCCACCGGCACCCCCGGCGACATCGAAGCACTCTGGGCCCTCCTCCACGGCGTCGAACCCACCTGGTTCCCCGCCAAGACCAAGTACCTCGACCGCTACGCCGACACCTCCATCAACTACTTCGGCGGCCTCGACGTCCACGGCATCAAGCCGACGACCCGCGACGAGTTCTACCGGATCGTCGACCCCCTCATGCGGCGCATCCCCAAGCAGGCCGCCCTCCCGCAACTCCCCCCGAAGCTGCCGGACCAGATACGCCACACCCCCATGCTGCCCAAGCAGAAGAAGGCGTACGTACAGATGCGCGAGCACATGATCGCCAACCTCGGCGAACTGCTCGTCGCACCCAACCCCCTCGCCCAGCTCATGCGCCTCAACCAGCTCGCCTCCGCCAGCGCCGAAGTCGACGAACAGGGCAAGGTCACCCTCGCCACCCCCTCCCCGAAGGTCGACGACATGATCGACCTCCTGGAAGAACTCGGAGACGAACCCCTCGTCGTCGCCGCCGTCTCCCGCCAGCTCATCGAACTGGCCGCCGAACGCCTCGACAAACTGAACATCCCTCACGGCCTCGTCACCGGAGCCCAGTCGGGATACGAACGCGCCCAAGCCGTCGAACGATTCCAGGACGGACGACACCGCGTCATCCTCCTCACCCTCGGCGCGGGCGCCGAAGGCCTCACCCTCACCCGAGCATCCCGAATGCTCTTCATGCAGGACAGCTACAGCTCCATCCAGAACCAGCAAGCGGAAGACCGGATCTACCGCATCGGTTCCGAACGACACGACTCCGTCCAGATCATCCGGCAGATCACGCCCGGCACCGTCGAGGAGCGCAAGCAAGACCTCCTCGCCACCAAGGCGATGCGCATGGAGGAGATCGTCCGAGACCGATCCACCCTGCTCACTCTCCTCGGAGGCAAGTCGTGACCCAGCCGCTGCACTTCGAAGAACCGCCACAGATCAACCGTCGCCACATCATCCCGGACGACGTCGTGAAGCTCCTCACCGGCAATCCCGGCGAGTGGATGGTCGTACGCGACAACGCACCCACAGCCAACGCCGCCTACGCCACCGCACACCAGATCCGCCACGGACGGCTCATCGCCTTCCGCCCGCCCGGCGCCTTCGAAGCCAGAGGACGCACCGTCGAAGGCACGTTCCGCGTCTACGCCCGCTACATCGGCCCGGACGGAGACCACCTGTGAACAGCATGAAGATCCGCTTCGCCGACCTGCCCGAACGCGGCAGCTCCAGCCCCGTCGGCAGAGGCGGCAAGGGCAAGCACGGCGACATCGCCAACCAGCTCCGCAAGGCGCCGGGCCAGTGGGCACACATCGACACACGCCCCTCAGGATCCGCTGCGGCCTGCATGGGCCACCAGATCAGGACCGCCTACTACAAGGCATACGCCCCCAAGGGCACCTTCGAAGCAGTCGGCCGCACCGTGAACGGCGAGCACCACGTCTACGCCCGGTACATCGGAGAGGACGGCGAATACGCATGACCGTCATGGCCCCTCCGACCAACCCGCGCTGCCAGATCTACGGACTGTCCTCCGTACGCTGCATCAACACCGGCACCCACTGGGTCAAATGGGGCGGCAAGGGCTGCGGCTGCGGCGGCGACGTCTGCATGGCCGACGACTGCGAACAGGACTTCTACTCCTGGGAATGCGACGGCGCCCACCGCTTCGGCGAAGCCGACACCGCCGCCATATCCCACCAGTGGGAGGCCGCCTGATGATCGAGGCGCTCACTCCCCGCTTCGAAATGCGCCGCGCCACTCTGCACGAGGAACGCAGGGCGATACGTGAACGAGTCGTCGTCCGCCGCCAGTCCAGCGGTCTGGACAAGATTGCAGCGCCCGTGTGCATCAAGCCGCGCTACTGGACCAGCAGCGTCGACCACGCATCGGTGATCCACATCGCCACCGGCAGAGGCTGGACCATCTACGGATCGGTTGCCACGCGAGGCTGGGTCTACATCGAGCCGAACTGTAGCGCGCAGCTCAGCCGCCCCCGCGCGCTCTCCTCCCCGGCCGATTTCCCATCACGCCGACTGTGCAGCACGTGCCTGGTCAACGAACACCGCCGTTCCCGGACCCAAGGAGGAATCTGATGCTGCGCGTCAGCCCCTCCGAGATGGCCAAGTTCCAGCGCTGCCGCCGCCAGTGGGCCCTCACCTACTACTACAAGTGGACGGTCGACCCCACCACGGCCAACCCCGTCACCGTCGCACTCCACGGCACCCGTATCCACGCCGCCATGGAGGCGTACTACGGCTACGACATCGACCCGCTCACCGCGCTCGGCGTCATCTACGACAACGAGTGCACCAAGCGGCCCGACCGCGCACCGGACCTGGAGAAGGAACGGGACTGGGCCATCGCCATGGTCACCGGCTACCTCGACTGGGCGGCCGAGAACGGCCTCGACGAGGAACACGAGGTCATCGCCACCGAACGCGAGCTGGAAACCCACCTCATCCTCACCAGCGGCGAGATGGCCGTCGTCACCGGCAAGCTCGACCAGATCGTCCGCCGACGACTCGACGGCGCCCTCCTCCTGCGGGACTGGAAGACCGTCGGCACCCTCGGCAAGGCCGACCTGATCATCATCGACCCCCAGATGCGCGTCTACAGCGCCCTCCTCGCCGTCACCTCCAACGGCCTGCGCACCGACGGCGCCCTCTACACCATGATGCTGCGCTCCAAGCACACCGCGCGCGCCAAGGGCCCCTTCTACGAGCAGATCCACGTCCGCTACAACGACGCCGAGCAGAAGAGCATGCTCACCCGCATCACCGGGATCCTCGACGACATGGACCGGGTCACCCGCCAGCTCGATGGCGGCATCGACCACCGCCTCGTCGCCTACCCCAACCCCATCCCCGACCGCTGCGCATGGGACTGCCCGTTCACTCAGGTCTGCCCCCTCTTCGACGACGGCTCCCGCGCCGAAGAGGCCATGGACGCGACCTTCATCAAGAACGGCGACCCCTACGCCTACCGCAAGCTCGATCTGCTCAGCACGGTGAAGGCGGCCGTCGGCGTGTCCTCACCGCAAGGAGGCACGCATGGCTGACGCCCCCGGCATCTCGATGATCGTCCACGGCCCGAAGGGCGCGGGGAAGTCGCACCTCGGCGACACCACCCCCGTACCCCGGCTCGTCCTGGACGCCGAGATGGGCTCCCGCTTCACCCCCTCGAAGAAGATCTTCTGGGACCCCCTGACCGAGAAGATCCCCGACTACGACGGAACCTGGGAGACCTGCCTGGTCACCGTCCGCGAGTACCGCGCGGTCGAGAAGGCCTATGAGTGGCTCAACACCGGCCAGCATCCCTTCCGCTCAGTCGTCGTCGACTCCATATCCGAGGTCCAGCAGCGCCTCGCCGACAGTCTCAAGGGCGACCACCCCCTGGAGCTGCGCGACTGGGGCGAGATGCTCCGCAAGGCGTCCCTGCTCATCCGCAACCTGCGCGACCTCGTCACCCACCCGGTCAAGCCGATCGACGCCGTGCTGTTCATCGCCATGACGTCCCAGCGGCAGGACGGCACCTGGTTCCCCTTCGTGCAGGGCCAGCTCAAGGTCACGCTGCCCTACTACGTCGACCTCCTGACCTACCTCGCCGCCCTCCCGCAAGAGGACGGCACCACCATCCACCGCCTGCTGGTCGGTCCCGCGCAGGGATACGCCACGGGAGAACGCGTCGGCGGACGACTCGGGCGGTTCATCGACAACCCCTCCATCACGGACATGCTCTCCGTGATCCACCAGGCGAACATCGCCCAGACCCCCGAGGCGGGATGACATGGCCAGTGCCCGGTACAACGACCTGATCCAGCGCCGACGCGACGCCGGATACGAACTGTTCCCCGTCGGCACCTACGACGTCAGGGTGGTAGGCGCAGAGAAGCCCGCCAAGGGCGCCGACGTGGGGTTCGTCGTCCAGTTCGAGGTCACCAACGGCCCGCTCGCCGGTCGCAAGTTCAAGAACTGGATGACCCTGAGCAACAAGATCATCGACGACTACCCCGGCCTCCTCGACATGTGGTTCCGCGAGATGGCCGCCCTCGGCCTGAACGAGAACTTCTTCGAGGCCGACCCCAGCGACGAGCAGGTCATGGCCGCCCTCAAGGACCGGCCCGCCCGCGTCCAGGTCGGCCGCCGCACGAAGAAGGGAACCACCGACGAGGTCGACGACTTCAAGGTCTTCCCGCCCGCCACACCCGCAGGGGCTGTCAGCGCCCCGGCTCCTGACCCGATGGCAGCTCCGGCGATGTCTGCGGCGGCCCCGGCAGCTGCCCCGGCGGCCGACCCGAACGCCCCTGGACTGCCCCCGTTCTGATGATCCGACACGCCGTCTCACCTCGTGCTTCACTTCTTCCACACAGGGGACTCCCCTGTTAGGGTGAAGTCACCGTTGAGGCTCCATACAGCGGCGATTCAAAGAGGGGCCGCCCAGGTGTACCGCCTGAGCGGCCCGCCGTGTCCGAGGGCCCAATACCCGCATTCCGGGATCAGCTCACGGAACGACAGCAACACTCGCCGTAGCTCATCGAGCACACGGAGTGCTGTTGCAGAAAAGTGACAACGTGAGGGACACACGTATCACCCGGCACGTGTGTCTCTTGACCTACTCTCGATACCAGCGGCGAGATCAGCGCGGGTAGTGGAGTCCGATACCACATCGGGACCACGACCCAGCAGTGTCGGTTCAACTCCGGCTCCCGCCACGCCGCATGCACGGGGAGGTGCGGATGGTCAAAGGCAAACGTCCGGCTGATCCGGCTGTAGACAGCAATGAGGACTCACTCATAACGCTCGCCGCCCTGGCGCGAGAACTCAATGAGCTGTTTCCGCCTCTGCCAGGTCGACAACCGGTCAGTCGGCAGCTTCTTCACAAGGCATGGAAGAACCGCCGTAGCAGGTTCCCTGAGGCAGCCGACCGTACGGGATCCAGTAACGGAACAGGACACGCTCTGTTCAAGCGGAGCGAAGTCGTCGAGTGGTACATCACCTACCGGTGGTACCGCATCGGCGACGAGACTCCCCAACCCGCCAGCGCACCGCGCAACGTGACGGGCACTGAGGGAGACACCCTGGCAGCCTGACGACGAGGCGACCAGCGGACCGACACTGAAAGGTTGAAAACGAAACCGTGAGCAAACGCAGACGGAAACCCGGTCGCCTCTACTGGCTGTCAACATTCGCGGTAGGGATCTGGAGCCCCGACAAGGGGCAGCGCCGGGTCAACTCCGAGATGCAGGCGAAGGACGAGCGCATCGGCCAGCTCGAAGCCGAGAACCACATCCTTCGCGAAGCCAATGGCAACTTGGTAGCCGAACGCAACTACTACATCGCCCAGGCAGAGATCTCCGAAGGCCTCCTCGAAGCCACCAAGGTGAAAATCGCTGCCAAAGGGGCGGATGACACGCTCCCCATTGCAAAGGTCTACACCTCATGGGGAACTACTGACCCGGCGGTAACAAAGGCGCACGTCAAGACCCCCGCGAACAGCACCGATCAATCGGCGAAAGCGAGTTGACACCACTCGCCCCGGTGATAGTGTGAACGCACTCGAACGGCAGGTGCGAAGGCATCGGTTACTTCTCTTCAAAAGAAACCCATCCGACGCCGCCTCAGATCTCCGCCGCTCACCAAAACTTCATAACTGCCCGGTGCGCAGGAAGACGGATACTTCCACTGGTAATGGGGTGGTCGCGGGTTCGAGTCCCGCCTGGCGAGGAAACTCGTCGGTAGCTCAGTTGGCAGAGCACCTAATGTAAGCCGTCTCCGACTTGATCTCGGGCAGTTCCCACGGTGAACGTAGCTCAGACGGAGAGAGCACCCGACTGTGACTCGGGAGGTCACGGGTTCGAACCCCGTCGTTCACCCTCACAACTCAACAGCGGCTCACAGCGCCTGGTGCGAAAGGGCACCCCGGATACTTCTTTCGGTGAAATCACTCCGGAACGCCCAACTCTTGATCTCAGGCGCTCACGCGACACCGTGTCTGGTGCGCAGATGACAGATACTTCACATGGAACCAAAGGTTACGGGTTCAAATCCCGTCCGCCGGTCAGTGACCTCGCGGTAGCTCAACGGTAGAGCATTGGACAAGGACTGTCGTCGACCTTGATCTCAGACACACTTGCTGCGCTAATCAATAACACCAGAAAGTTTGCTCCATGAATGCTGACCGGATCGTCGAGTGCCTCGCTGAAATGCACACACTCACCAGGCTGCCCAGGATCGGATGGGTCATGGCTGGCGTGCCGGAACCGGAATCCGTGTCCGACCACTGCTTCGAAACCGCGATCATCGCCTACGTACTGGCGCAGCAACTCGACGAGCCCGTGGACATGGGAAAGGTTCTCGCGATGGCGCTCTTCCATGAAGTGGGAGAGGTCCGTCTTACTGACCTTCCCAGGCGTTCCGGTCCGTATGTGAAGGCGTTCAAGCACGCAGCCGAAGAAGAGGCGTCACGCGACATCCTCCACGGTGTGGCCGAAGGTGTGCTGCCACTGCTGAAGGAGATGCACGAACTCAGGACGGTGGAGGCAAGGCTCGTGGAGGCTGCGGAAGAACTCCAAATCATCACTGCCGCGATGCACTACGCCAAGGAGGGACGCGGCGACATCTCCGAGTACCGGCGTGACGCCGAGAAGTACGACGCCTTGGGTATCGAATCGGCGAAGGCAGTCGCGGAGGTCGTCAAGCGTCGCCTGGGTGAGTACCTGGGCGACAAGCCGTACTGGGAACTCGGGTACAGCCGAAACGCCGACCTTTGATCTCAGGCACACAGGATTGGTAAGGGGCTGCTCCGGCAGAAAAATCCACCACCCCCTGGACGTCGATGCCTTGCGCGACCGGGGCACCCGAGCAGGCGAAGGAACTGGCTCGGCGTCATTACAACTCAAAATCACACCTTCCCTCGTAGCTCAGCTGGCAGAGCACCGGATTGTTAATCCGTTGGCCACTGGTTCGAGTCCAGTCGGGGGAGCATTTCTCGACGGGGTCTTAGCTCAGTAGGTGGAGCATCCGGCTGATAACCGGAAGGACGGGGGTTCGATCCCCTCAGGCCCCACGTTGAACCACCCTTCGGCCTGTACACCGATGGGTCACGCCCGGTCCGCGCGAACGCCGTGGTTCCGGCTGGGGTCGAACCCTGGGCCGGGCACAACAACTTCATACATGGGGAGGGCCCGGACGCGGGCACACGGCAAAGCACCGTCGCCGGTGCGAGGGGTTCAAATCCCTGCCTCCCACGATGTCCCCGGTGCGAAGGCATTCGGTTACTTCTCCACTCAAGAGGGAGACGCGGGTTCGAATCCCGTCCAGCCTGTTTTGTGCTGGTGGTCGAGCGGCCTAAGACGCCTTGTACCGACGCCGATCTTGATCTCGGGGACATTCGAGACGTCAACCCGGTAGGGACCTTCGGCCCTAGTGCCATGGTCTGACCGGGTCCTAGCGTCCCACCACAGACCACCAGCCCTGACTGGTGCGCGACGACACAGAAGGACGACATGAGCCGCTTCAACACGGCCGGACACCAGACACAGAAGCCCGTAGCGCGCGCGACAAGCCCCATCTCCACCGTATCGGCCATAGCCGACGGCCTCACCCACGAAGGCGCGCCCGGCTGGAAGCGGACCCCGAAGAGCGAACTGTTCCTCCTCGCCTCGGGCGCCTTCCTCGACGGCAAGGGCACCTTCTACGAGAGCGGCGCCCAGCAGGACAAGCGGGTACGCGAGCTGACCCGGCAAGTCGCGCTCGAAGACCCGCAGTGGGTACTCGACTTCGTCACCTGGCTACGCGCGCAGGCCAACATCCGCACAGCGGCCGTCGTCATCGCGGCCGAGTTCGTCAAGGCCCGCCTCGACGAGGAGAAGCGCCTCAGCCGGGTCCCCGGCCCGGCAGCCGTCACCCTCAAGGGCACGAGCGGGATGAACCGGCAGATCATCAACAACGTCTGCCAGCGCCCCGACGAGCCCGGCGAACTCCTCGCCTACTGGACGGCGACCTACGGCCGGGCCGTACCCAAGCCGATCAAGCGCGGTGTCGCCGACGCCGTACGACGGCTCTATCACCCCAGGTCGCTGCTGAAGTACGACACCGCGTCCAAGGGCCACCGCTTCGGCGACGTCCTCAACCTGGTGCACGCGGCGCCCGACCCGGACAGGCCGTGGCAGGGCGACCTGTTCCAGTACGCCCTCGACCGGCGGCACCACCCGGACACGGCCACGCCGCCGGAGTCGTGCCACACGCTCATCGCGCACAAGGCGCTCATGGACCTCCCGGTCAAGGAGCGCCGTAAGGTCGTGACCGGCGTGGGCGGTGCCCAGCGGCTCGCGGACGCAGGCATTACCTGGGAGGCGCTGGCGGGCTGGCTCCAGGGGCCGATGGACAAGGCGGCCTGGGAGGCGATGATCCCGTCCATGGGCACCATGGCCCTGATCCGAAACCTCCGGAACTTCGACCAGGCAGGCGTCTCCGACAAGGCCGCCCAGGAGATCATCGCCAAGCTGACGGACCGTGACGCTGTAGCCCGGTCGAAGCAGTTCCCGTTCCGGTTCCTCGCCGCCTATCAGGCGACGCGGGGCTCCCTGCGTTGGGCATATCCGCTGGAGCAGGCGCTCGGTCACTCGCTGGCCAACGTGCCCGCGCTGCCCGGCCGGACCCTGATCCTGGTCGACCGCTCGGGCTCGATGTTCTACGGGAAGATGTCCGAGCGATCGGACCTCACGCGGGCTGATGGTGCCGCCCTGTTCGGGTCGGCGCTCGCGGTCCGCGCGGAGAGCGCCGACCTGGTCCAGTTCGGCAGCACCAGCCGGATGGTCCCGTACGAGAAGAGCGACGCGATCCTCAAGATCCTGGAGCGCTTCACCGACCTCGGCGGCACCTACACCGCCACGGCGACGGCCAAGCACTACGCCAAGCACGACCGCGTCATCATCATCTCCGACGACCAGGCCCACGACGGCAACCCCGGCGACCAGGTGCCAGCGCACATCCCGGTGTACACCTACAACCTCGGCGGCTACGAGGTCGGCCACGGACGGAGCGGCAGCGACTGCCGCTTCACCCTCGGCGGACTCTCCGACAAGGCCTTCACACTCATCCCGCTGATCGAAGCGGGATCCCAGGGGGGATGGCCGTGGCAGGTGACTGCCACCGCATGACCGGTTCAGGTGCTTCCGACACCGCCTGAGCCGTCGCGGGGCCAGGCGAGACGCCCCCTGGAACGGCTGGCCCCGCACCCGACACAGAAACCGACAAGGCACGCGACCCCGAACAAGGAGC